GCGCACGGCTCATAACATTATCCATCAACTGTTTAACAAATGGTACTCGGTTATGATACTGTCTAAACAAAGCATCAGACTTATCTTTAGATATACCTAGCTCTGCTTGTAATTTATTTTTACCCATACCATAGAACAGACCAAGGTTTATAGTCTTGGCCTGTGATCTAGGTATCTCTGCCATATCAGCAACGATCGTATGAAAATCCGCATCTCCCTCATGATACGCGTCCAATACATCGCCCACTCCATAGAGATTCTGTAAAGCTGCATAATGCACCACCAGCCTAGGCTCTTGTTGAGAATAGTCAAAACAACCCCATGTATGGCCCTCCTCGGGCACAAATAAGGCCCTAATCCGTGGTCCAAGGTCTTTGTTTCTAGCTGGTATTTGCTGTAAATTTGGATTTGAGTATGAGAATCTACCAGTCACAGTTCCGCCATTATCGGATCTAAGCTGATTGATCTCTGCATGTATTCTATCTTTATGTGAATACTTAATTATGGTATCAATAAACGTGGTATGGGCCTTGTTTATTTCACGAGCCTGGGCAATTAGTTTCACAGTTGGGTGGGGGTGATTCTGTAAAAAGTTTTTAGTAAAGGAAGGTGCAGATGTTTTCTCAGTTCTATCGTAGTCTAGTTTTAGTTTATCAAAAACTTGTGCAATACTTCTTGCTGCCCATATTTGAGTATCTATGCCTGTTGCTTTTTTTACTTGTTGGATTAACTTATCTTCTTGTGATGCTAATTCTTGCTTCATTGTATGAGCTTTTTGAACGTCCACTCGAACCCCACGAAATCGCATGGCCACCAGACAAGGAAAAAGTTCCGTTTCGAGATCAAAAATAGATTGTATGTCTTGGTGAAGTATTTCTTTTTTAAGTTCTTGCCATAACTCTAAAGTTATCTCTGCATCTTTTTCTGCGTACGCACCTACATAAATGGCAGGTAGTTTATACATTTCTGCTTTGGCGTCAACACCCCAATCTTTTGCTGCTTGATATAAATCTGTTTCATTTTTACCTTTACCAGTGTATCGTTTAGCACAGTTGTTTAAGTCATAGCGCATTTGATTTTCATCAACAAGGGCCGATGCAATCATCGTGTCCACAATTTTACCGCTGACACTTAAACCGAGCGCTTGTATCCAACACACGTCATACATGGCGTTGTGAAATATTTTTATAGCGGGTGTATTTAATACACCTTGAAACCATTTTAAAACTTTTTTACGATCCATGTTACCACCACCCTCGTGAGCAATTGGATAGTAACCTGACCAACCTGGCACGGCTACAGCTATACCCGTTACATCACCTTTACCAACTACAGAACCTGACCCCATTTTCATTAGGTCTGGATCTTTAGTTTCTAAGTCAATTGCAATTTCATCATACTTAGATAAGTCTGGAAAATTTTCTGGTGGTAGCCACTCTGTCTGTGGTTTAAATAGAGGTGTCTGCATCATAGTCCCTTTCAATAATCATTTCTAAAAAGTGTATAGCTTTCAATATGTCTTGTTTCTTTCCTTTCAGTCGATGACGACAGATATATTTTATAGCGCATCCTTCCGGGAATAGCAACTCATTCTCAACTACAAACTTGCTGGGCTGTATCGTAAATTTTTGATAGTGGGATCCGCCATGCTGCTTATCCCAAACACTTTTCTTTTTCATAGTAAATAACCTTTCTCATATTTTTTTGGTTCAATTATATGTAAATTTTCTTTTGTTCTTGTTGCACCTACGTAAAATAATCTATTCTCATCATCTGGATTTCTTTCATAACCTCGCATAGTATTTTCTGTAAGATCAGTTAGTAATACAACATTAGTTGCTTCTCCACCTTTGGCTGCATGTATAGTTGACAATTCTATCCTAGGTTTTTCGTTTAGTTTTTCGCCATTCTTTCTCATCTTTCTTAAATAATTTACTTTTGTTTGCCCTGCATTATCAAATGCTTCATACCATTCTGTTTTAATTTGCAAACCATAATCATTTGTAAGTTGGTCCATGCCATAAAAAGATCCTTTGGCCATACCTTTTATTTTTTTAGAATCCCAATTTTTAGGTCCCATAAATTTAATTATATTTTCTATTTCTTTATATGAAACTAATTGTCCTTGTCGTAAATGTTCCCATGATGTAGCTGCGTTATGTAATTCTTTTTCACTACTTCGTTTATATCTATTTTCATAATACAATCCTTGTCTATACAAAGACTCTTCTATATCTGTTAACATGTGTCTTGTTCGACTTAATATTAACCAATCACCTTTTGTCATGTCTATGCTATCTATATCAAAATGCCTGTGTAAATTTCCTTGACTAACTCTTGGTTGCCACGTTTTATCTATTCTATTTCTAATTTTATTTATTATACCCATTGCTAATCCGTGTACTTTAGCAGGTATTCTGTAAGACTGTGTTAGTGGTAGGTATTGTCCTTCTAACGCTATAAAAGAATCTACGTCTGCACCAGCCCATCTAAATATTGCTTGGTCGTCATCACCTGCAATAAAAGAATCTTTTGTTTTATTCCAAATAGATCGTGTCATATCCCATTGCATTAATGATAGATCTTGTGCTTCATCTATGAATACTACATCAAACTTTGGTGATTTGTCTGACTTTGTAAATTCTAAAATCATGTCATTAAAATCTATTAAATTATATTCTTTTTTATATCTTCCTAACTCGTTGTGTATAATTCTAAGTTGATCTCTTTCCAGGTCCTGCGTGTGTTCTTGTAAATCAAACTGTTGTTCTGGTGTAATGTTACGTAGTTGTGCTAGCTGGATAATTCGTAGATACTCACTGTCTGATGTAAAAATACCACCTTGGTCTTCTTGGTAGTCAGCGTATGTTACAGGAAAACCTAACTTCTTACCTAGGTCTTTGTAATGTCTCGGTTGCATAACTTGATCTTTTTTTAATCCTAACTTTCTGAATGCTAGTGAGTGTAGTGTTCTAAAATACGGTAGATCATCTTCTGTTAAATTAAATTTTTTAATTGCTCTGTCTCGTGCTTCGTGTGCAGCTTTCTGTGTAAATGCAAAGTAACCTATCTTGTCAGGATCTGTTTGTTTTAAATAATCATCTACTTTATTTAACAGCGTGGTTGTTTTGCCTGTTCCTGGTGGTCCTAATACTATTGTTCTCATTCAAATTGTCCTTTTAAAGTTTGCAATACTAATTGTGTGTTAGCTGTTTTAGATCCTTTATTTACATTTTTTAAATTTTGTTGTTGAGTAAGCCATTTTAAATTACTTAATCTATAATTAAAAACATCATCATCTATGTGTCCAACAACCCACTCTTTACCATTATATAAGTCTGGGTTTTTTATAAAAGCTAATCCAAGTATTCTATGCATACGAGCTAAAATAGTTTTACCACAAGTAGTTTTTAATCCTAGTTTAGGATATAGATCTGTTTTTGTTGGAACAGGATATATAATTTTTCCTGTATCATTATTTTTGACATAAGGAAATATGTCTTCTCTTTCTTTATAAAAAGTATTAACTCCACCTGTTTTATAAACAGTGTACTTACCTTTTGGTAAAGCACTATATTGTAAATCATTATAACTATATTTTTTTCTTTGTGGGTCGTACGGTAAAGAATGTAAATCTACATAATCTACATCTTTAATTAAATTTTTTTCAGTAAACTCTTCAAATAAATGTAATTGTTCTGATATCATTAAAATACATCCTTTGGTTTCAATTCTTTTTGATTGTAGTCATCTGTTTTTTTATCAAACTGTTTTACAACAAACACAGAGATTCTTTCTTTACCAATACGTTTGTCATCACAGTTACATGTTTCTTTTAACATCTGCGCCGTACGTTGATAATTTATATCCCAACGTTTTCTAATTAAAAACTGATTATAAAATCTGTCAAACACAAAATGGTGATTGCCATCACTAGTCCACACACCACCTTTTTTTAGATCGTTTTTGTCTGTTGATACTTGTCTGTTTAGACAATACTCTTCCAAATGATTTTGTAATTGGTCTTGTGTAGTCACACCTTCTGGTGGATCTATTGGTTCGTGGTTCTTCATTAGTGGATTTATTATCATGTCCCAGTCTTTAGGTTTTACTGTTGGTGGTTTAAAATCTAACTGTTCCATACATGCTTCCTGAAATAAACTTTGTTGTTTTAAAAACTTTACGTTCTCCAGGTGTAGTCGTTCACCATCTACATTAAGATAGTAATATGGTTTTTCTAATTTAATTTTTTGTAAGTCAGTCAATGCAGGAAATACTATCTCTTCACCAATACCAAACTTTCTCTCTCTACATAATTTTTTATCACACAGATTACACATTGGTGTGTCATTACATTTGTAACCCCAATCTTTTTTATCGTGTTGTCTTTTAATTATTTCTACTTCAGACTCACTTAATGGTGTTGTTGATGCTGTTGCATTAAACAATGTCATTTTACTTTTCCATTCCGCAGGCCATTTCTTTTTAGCATACACACCAAAATGAAACATAGAATTGTTTCTACCACCTTCTGGTATTTTATTTATAGCCATAAGTTCTATGCATGGTGGTGCATCATCATATTCAGATTTAGGTCTTTCTATTTTTACAAAGTCTAAATCATATTGTTTTATATCTTCGTATATTTTATAAAATTCTTCTAAAGTTGCAGCTTCACCATTTTGTTTAAATGCGTAACGTGTAGTTTGATTACCATTAAAGTATGGTAGATTTAAAAAATTACCTGTGTCATCTGCTGATTTTAATTGTATTTGTTTTGGAAAGACTTCTGATCCGCCGTATCCTAGTAGTGTTTTTATTTCCGTTAGTTTGTCTCTCATTCTTTCTGCTGCTACCGGGTTTGCGGAAAAGAGAAAGACATGGGCTCCTCCGCTCTTTGACCTGCACACAGCCAAAGGCAATTTAAATTGTTTTATCTTATCTATTAATTGTTTGTGATCAAACCCTGCGTATGAATCTATATCAACACAACCCCACACACATTGATTATTTTCGTTAATGGGTATGATACCTAGACTCTGTGTACCATTTAAATGCATGGTCCACAATTCCGTGGTCACTGGTTGACGTACTACGAATGATTGTCCTTTTAATTTGACACCATTCTCAACTGGCGTACTTACTTTAGTACAACCATGAGCTCGCTCCAATCCTTTAAATATTTTTTCAAACATATTTTTTAATGGGCGTTTCCACTCTCGCTTCGACGCCCACTCCTAGGATTCGATTAGTATGGTGTTGAGTCTTTAGTATCTTCTGATCCGTGTTTAACCTGCACCTGATCTTTACCAACACTTAGTGCAAAAGATTTAGCCATGTCATAGATTGCTTTATCTTTAACTGGTCCCATCTTTTCTACTTCCCATCCAAACCATGTTCCTTTGTCATTAGACATCTGAACGGTTGATAAGTTATAAATGTGGCTATAAGTTGGCGGTGTAAACAAACCATTTTTACCTTGTAGTTTTAAACCCATCATTAATGAATTCCATTTTCTACTAACTTTAAGTTGCGTAGACTTCATAGAAATCAAAGCTGTTGATGGTGTATCACCAAGAGTCAATACAAAATGACTTGCAGTGTTATCAAGATAGTTACCATTCGGTAATCTATCTTTGTAGTCTTTACCTCTTGTGGTTTGACTAACGATATCACTATCTGCATTGTGAATTGCAACAGGTGCACCACTGCTGGTACCTCTGTCTTGCCATTCGATGTATTGTCTTTTGTAGTGACAAGGTACAACACTAATTTTATCAAACAATTCGTTTGTGACAGTGTTGATTATTTTGCCAGGCTCTGCGCCTTCTACATACTTACCATCTCTTTTGTTTACCTCTGGAGATAGTTGACCCAAAATTTTTAAGAAAGGTAACGCAAGATCTTCCTGCGATATATTTTGAGCGCCTTGTGCTGCATCAGCTTCCATATCAAAGGTTGCTAGTGCACTATTCTTTTTTTCTGCTACTTGGTTCATGTTTATTTGTTCCTTTTTATTGTTGTCTTATTTCCAA